AAAATTGCTGGTGTACCAGCGGGGACGGACGTTTGAAGACCGTTTATAGTTCCAGTGACTGAAGGTCCTTCGCCAATTACATTTTTTAAAAATATTTCATCACTAGTAGAGTTTATTGCAACCTCAGCACTAACAGGGCTATAGTTAGTAGTAGCTATTTGACCTATTTGTTTTTCTGTACTTATTCTTGCAATTAAAGGATTTGACTCATATAAATAAAACTGTGGAAACAAATCAGGTTGTGGAGCGTCAGTTGGTGAGTAATCAAACAAGTCTCCAAGAGTTGATATAGTAGAAACTACATCGTCTCCTCTGTTTGGATAATACTGAGAATTAGCCTCTCCCACGTTTTGATAATAATCAGAAGATTGGTTAAATATAATTGGAGTATTAGTATTTTGTACTCTACCAAACAAGTTAACACTACTTCTAAATTGTTTTTGATCTGGTCCAACTTCAGTTAAATCTCTAGGTACTTTGTTTATATTATCGTTTATTAAAACAGTATGTGAAGTTTTACCTAATTCTAAAGTAACGTCTTCTGGGTAAGCAGCCATAATACCAGGCAAGTATACGTTATAATATTCTTGCTCTGTTTGTTTAACTACTATTTTATATGAATACCAACCTAGTGGATTATATTTTTTTGAAGTACTATCACCATTGTATATGCCAGGCCAACCTGTAGATGGGTTAGAGTTTACTGGTCCGATAGGTTGATTAAATAATACCTTTAAAGAATTGCCAGGCCATTCATCAGTTCTTGTTGCTTCGCTTAAGTAAGGAGAATAAAGAGTGTCTCCAACAAAAGTTAATCCATTTGGATTTCTAATTTCTGTTTTATTGTTAGATAGAACAACCGTTGAAGTTCTTCCATATCTATCAGATAGCATTACACCAACTTGATAGTTTCTATTTTGTTTTAATGTTGAGTTAGGATATTCTATTTTAGTAACAGTATCAGTATCAGAACCAACTAAATTAAAAGTTACAACTGCTCCATTAAGAAAATCTGTATCTTGATCAAAAGTAACAGTGTCAGCTGTTATCGACGTTACCGTAGTTACTAGTGTAGTAGAAATACCTGTTCCAGAAACTATACTTCCTACTAATGGCACGGTAGTAAAAGTGTTAAAACTTACTGAAACACCAGCGGCTACAGTTTGGTCACCATCTACAGTGCCGGTTAGTACATTAAGATTAAAATCTGATTTAGCACCAACGTTTACACTATAATCTATAAAATCTGGAGGAGTATGCTTGTCTTGAAAATTACCATATATGACTCTATTGCTGGCTATTTCTTGTGAAAAAGCTTTAACTGGCACCTTGTCATAAACTCTAGTAAGAGCATCAGATGGTAAAGTTTTATAAGGTTTTTTAGAAATATAATCGTACGTAAAAATGTTAGGATCTACTAAAGGATCAGATGTTATATCTGCTATAGGTATTGTATCTATAACTTTAACAGCTAAACCATTTGACTCTTTGTATAATATATCTATTTCTGTTATTTTTAAACTATTTTGTAAAGTTGATTTACTAAACGGTAAAGGAATTCTTAGTTTTACAAGATCTACTTTGTTTTCTACAAATCCAACTACTGTACTTCTGTAAGCAGAATCTTGATCGTTAAACTCGTTACGACCTATTGATGGATTTTTAATATATAAAAAATAACCATCTTGCTTGGGTATAAAAGCTATTTGCGTAAATGGCGCGAATATAGAATACTCGTTATCAACAAATTTATATCTATAAGAAAATCTAACAAACTTGTCTTCTAAGTAATTTGGGTCACCAGCAAATTGTCCATTGTAATATGGGTTAGGATTCATAACTAACGTAGCTCCGTTTGGTATTATAACCGTAGTAGGATATGTAGATGAAAAATTAAGTGTATAAGTTTTTGTAGCTTCGTCATAAGTAAAACTTCCTGTTGCGGGAAGTCCAAATATTGGTCCATTTATTTTAGCTCCAGTATCAACCAAACTATTTGTATCATCTATATAAGAAATACCAAAATATCTTCCATATGTAATTCCCCCTTCTCCTAACCCTAGTGGAATATTACCTACCAATGTTGTAAAAGAAACACTTGTAGCGCCTGACGCGGTTTCCGCTGTAGTTACACCTGTTCCGCCAAGAGGAAGATATGGAGTTGTAACGTCTTGCATTGTAGTTTCGTAACTAGATGGCGTAGTAGTTGGATCAACTTCTTGCCATAATTCTATAGCTTGGTATGGATTGTATTTAGCTACAGATATTTGGTCTTCTGTTGTATAAAAATCAACATCGCTAGCAGCTGTGTCTACGTTTATAACTCTTGGTTGATTATTGTTATCTGTCCAAAATAAAAGTCCTTCTAATAAGTTAACACCATATATTGGGTTGTTAAAATTAAAGTTTAAAAAAGCGCCTTTAACTAATATTAAACCTACTTCATTTATAGAATCAAACCTTATAATAAAATTATTTTGCCCAATATTAAAGTCGCTAATAGTCGAGTTATTGTCTGTTATAAAAAGATAAACAAAACCAGAATTCTCATCAACAACTTGGCCAATACATTTTGATTTACCAACATTGTTTATTAAGGAGGTAATATTTAGAACAGAAATATTTCCAAGTACATTTTCTAAAGACCCAACATTAGGTCCTTCAGATTTACTAACTTGAATATTTGAAGCATTTCTATACTCTCCTCCAGGTAACAACCTAGCGTCTAAATCTTTATTCATTTTGCTTTTAACAAAATTATTTCTTGCTTGTGCCATTGAATTTATGATTTTATCCATTTAGATTGACCTCTCATTACTTGAACTATTTCTTCAAGTTTAATGTTAGACAATCTTATCTTAGCGTTTCTTAATGCTGCTCTTCTATCTTTTTTAAATCTTGCAATCATGCCTTCTGACACACCTGATCTATTAGCTAATAGATTATAAGATATACTCATATACATAGCTTCTTCTGCCATTTTAGGTACTCTAGTGTCTAAGTCATAAGCAAGTCCATCTGATATGTATTCTAAAACTATTAATCTGTCTCTTAAATTGCTAGAAAAAGTAAACTTACCATCTCTTTCATTTATACCAAACCAACCATTAACATTAGAATATTGGGGGTCTAAACCGTATAGTCTTCCCCAGTTCCAAGGACCTGAACCAAAATCATCACCATAAACATCGTACGCTAGATTATCTAATTGCGATAAAGCTTGGCCGTTTAATAATCTATCAGCGTTTGAAGTTCTCCATCTTTCCACTGTTAACGATGTTCCTTCTAAGTCTTCACCAAAGTTGTCTTGAGTTGGTATACCTTGTTCGTCTTGAAGTAATTTTGAGTATGGGTTTATAGTTAAATTATTATTTGGATACAATGGTCTTTTAACACCGTGGGAATCTATCCAAGATAAAGCTACGTAGTTAACATAGTCTTGTGGTATAACTAATGATAAACTTTCTGGTATTGTAAGCTCTTGTGATTTAATGCTTTTTAAAGTATCATAACTAAATTCTTGTAATGATCTTTTAGCAAAAAATACTACATCAGATTTCTTGGCTGTTTGAATTATTTTACCATCTCCTACGTAACCAACCATGTAATTATCAACCACGTCGTTTAGTTTTATATATTGATATGTTCCATAGTTTTCTTCAACAGTATCACCAATAGCTTCTTCTGGAATAGTAGTAGCATATTGACCTCCGTCTAATATTTTAAGTTGAACAACAATAAACAAATTGTTAACAGGCGCAACGTTAAAAGTTATAGTGTTATTAACAATATTGTATTGCAAAATATATTCAGTCCAACTTCCAGGAAAACCAGTTGTGCTTGTGTATATTTTAAAATTGTTTAAAGCATAATTTACATTATTAGGATTCCATGAGTCAACGTCAGTAAACACTAAACTAGTATCAAACGTTGTGGTAAAAGGACCTGTTGTTCCATTTCCTCTAAAGCCTTGCGCACCTTGATAATATTGTTGATTTGTTTCTGTTATTAAAGCCATTTATTAAGATTTTTCGTTAGCCGTTGCTTCTTGTGCCTCTGCCGCAGCGGTTTGTATTATAGTAGGATCATTTATTATTATACCACAGTATTTTAATATATTAGTTATCAGCGAAATTTGTTCTGATGTATCTAATTCAAACTGTATAGAATTAGCACTATCATATATATACTGGCCCAGTGTACCAACTGTAAAAGCCCATTTTGGGTCGTTAGGTTGAAACACGCAATTGACAGTTAAAGAGTTTGGGATAGGATTAACCACTATCATTAATTGTTGAACTAGTGATGGATTAATTAAAGTTGTAGTTTGTGTAGTGTAGCAAATAGGATATTGAGTAGTTGGAGCGGTTAGTTTAGATCTTGTTATCTGACTAAAATCGCTTTTACTTGCTAATTGAGTAATAGAATCAAATTGAGGGTTTGTTGTATTATATGTAGATATTATTTGGCCTAATTTATTAATAGTATCTGTGCCTTGATACGTCCAACCTAAGTTTACAGTATTATAAGTAAACGTAGTGTCTCTTTCAAAAGGATAAAGCTTATAAGCGCTGTCTTTAAACATGTTAAAAAACTCCGTATCGTTTTGTTGATTGTTTTGATTAAACCTATTTAACTGGTTACCATCTGGAAAATATGATTGAAATATTTCGTTTTGCACTTGAACAGCAAGACTGTTGAACTCCGCTGGAGTTACATAACCTCTTTGTTCTTTGTTTAAGATGTACAAGACCGTTGTATATACTGTATTTATATTTACCATTTATTTTTATTTTATATACTAAGAAGGCGGTCGGAACCGCCCTATATTAGTATCACTTGTTTTTATAGCTTTTTATCTATAGATTTGTAAATTTCCACACCTTCGTCTGTTTTTAAGAACGCAGCAAACGCTGAATAAGGGTTTTCATCAAACGGAACGTTCATTAATTTCCTGTTATTTGTTCCCCAATGGAAAGTTCTTTGATCTTGTGATAAATTTATTATACCAGCTTCGCGAGCTTTTATTGCAAAATTTCTAAGCACTACGTTTTCATCATTAGCCAAGCTAATAAACATACCTGCGTTGTTCTTTGCGAATAATAATAAATCTCTTTTAATTTCTTTAGAACTCATATTATTTACTTCTGAACCTTTTTCAACTCTTAGTATAGCTTCTGCGTGGTCAATATCTATTTCACGAGCAGCATTCATTGCGTCAATTTCTAAGTTCAAATCTTCTAAATCATATTTAGCTTCTTCAACTGCACTATACTCTTCATATATTCTATTCTTTAAAGGGTGATATATTGAAAGTAATTTTTGTAGGTTTTGTTCATTTTTAGGAACTTTTAAAAATCCGTCTCTAAAAGTAATGTGACCCATTGTGCATTCTCCTTTTTGTTCATCTACTAAAGGCGAATCTTGATTGGTAGCAAATTTAATTTCTCTTTGCTTTCCTGACTTTTCATCAAAATATAACAAAGCATGTTTTTTAGTATGCTTACCAGGTATTGTTAAAGTTAAAGGAGATTTATTTCCTTTTAAATAATAAATTCTATCTCTTATTTCCCAACTAGGTTTAGCTGGTGGCGCTACTTTTGTAGCTACCGGCTGAGGTGCAACCTCAATAGTTTCTGCTTTAGCTTGTTTAGCCATAATATAATATAATTAAATAGTTTATAAAAGTAATAATTACCCCCGTTAATACAACGAGGGTAACAATTACATTAATATTGAATCATTAGATTCCTTGGAATAAAACAAAGTTGTTAGCAGCTTGAGTTACTAAACATCTTTCAGATAGGAAGTTAACTTCCATAGCATCAAGAGTTGAAGTAAATGCACCACCAGCAGAACCAGTTAACCAAGATTTCATTCTTCTGTCGTCACCTTGAGAAGCTCTATATCTTACGTGTAAGAAAGGTCTTCTAATGTTAGTACCTAAGATTTGATCGTAAACTGTACTTGTTCCAGCAGGAACTAATACACCTTCGATTGAACTAATACCTACGATACCACCACGAGTAGAAGCATCATTTAAGTATTTCCAATCAGTTTTATAGAAATCATAAGAACCTCTTCTAAATCCTGAGAATCCAAGATTTAAAGCCATTTCTTCTGAATTTTCGAATAAACCGAAAGCAGTTCCACCAGCGAATCCGCCAGAGATAGAAGCTAACATATCGTCAAAATCAAGAGATGTTTGTCTCTGTAAGAATAACATGTTTTCTTCAATAGCTCCTTGAGTATCTAAGTTTTTAAGTATTGCGTCAAAATCATCAAGTCCAGCAGATGCAGTAAATCCTACTTCTACATTTCCTCTTGCTCTAACAGCAGCAAATAAACCTTGTGTACCTGGTAAGTTAGCAGCATCGTAAGAACCTGCAGCACCACCAGCGTTAGCGTTTAATTCACCTTCAACCATTGCCATTTCTAAGTAATCTTCGAAACGTAATCTAGTTTCAGATTCAGCTTTTAAATACCATAGGTATCCTGTAGCTCCATCTTCAGTAGCAACTTCAACCCAACCGATTTGAGCCATATCAGATCCAGTAACTACGTACTGATCTCTAATGATAACTGGTGAGTTAGAAAATTGTGTGAAAGAAGGATCAATACTAATTCTAGCAGCAGAGTTTCCTACTCCTGCTCCAATAGATGTTCCTTTAGTGTAATCAGAACCGTATACGAACATTTTAATTGCTCCAGCAGCTCCACCTGCAGTTATAGTAATTCCTTGTGCAGCAAATGTTGCGTTAGCAAATGGTTGAACTGTAACAGTTCCAACACCACCAGCACCAGCAGCTCTAGCTACAACAATACCTTTTGCTTCAGCTCCTGAAACAGGATCTAAAAGTACAACAGTATCATTAATAGAGATTACATTAGTAGCAGTTGCTCCGCCACCAATTAAAACTACAGATTGATTATTACCACCAGCAGCTGCAGCTACGCCACAGTTGTCATATGATATATGTAATCTATTTTGTTCTGACCAAATTACTTGATCACTTGTCATTGGCATTTCAGCGCCAACCATTCTTAAGAATCCAGATAGAGTACGGTTTCCGTATCTTTCTACTTCTTGTTCATAAATTTCTGGTAAATATTGTTGTGCAAAGTCATTTGCTCCACCGTTAAATGCTAAATAAGCAGAAGGAGATGGAGTCTGAATCGGACTTGGTACAATAGAACCAAATTGTGGATTTAAACTCATAATTGTTTAATTTTTTTTAGTTAAATTTTCTTGTTTTGATTTTTAATTTAGAAGAATCAGCACCAGAAATTGATTTCACTTTAAATCCGTTTACAAAAACTTCACCTTGTTGGGTTCTAGCTTTTATAGGTGATAAGTTTTTAGACTTGTTCACCACTTCTTTAACTGCGTCAGCTTTTCCTTGCTCATAAAAATGAGTTGCAATTCTATCTACATTGTCAGCGGCATATATAGCTTTGTGATAACCTTTTGTATCAGTAACATTACCTTCAGTGTCTAAGAACTTCCCGACTAGGTTGTTAATATTTGATTGGTTTTCTGCAACTTTATCTACATCTTTAATATTATACTTGAATCTTTTTTCACCAACTTTAATATCGAAACCTTCGAAATCGTTGTTGAAAAGTTCTTTAGTACTTTGTTTAAACACATCATGTTGTTGCTCAGCTTGCTGCTGTTCTTTACTATAGCGATTGAAAAAATCTGTTGCTTTTTTTTGTTCCTGAGTTACGCCGGGTCTCAACTTGATTTCGTCGTAATATTTCTTTTTCGTTTCCTCTAAAAAGCTTTTGGCTTTAGCAATCTCTTCTTTTTTAGCGAGTTTTTTCTTTTTGACGTCACGCTCTTCGTCAAGGTCTGTATCGAAATGGAAGTTTTCTTCCATTATAAAATCTATTTCTTCAGAATCTAAATGTGGTTTAGCTTTTCTGTAATATTCTTTTAATAAAACATTTTCATCAATGCTAGAATAATCTGCATTAAGTCTAGTGTAATCTTCTATAGTACCACCAGTTTCTTCCATAAAATCCACTAGTTTCTCAATGTTTTCAGGTAATGCTTTACCTAAAACCTTTTCATCTCTAATAGCTTCTTTTACTTCTTTAGTAACTTGCTTTACTTCTTCTTCAGTTATTTCTTTGATTGGAGAAAACCCTTCAACATCCTCGTCGGACTTTTGTATAGGTTCTCCCACCTTTGCGCTATCTCCGGATGGTTCTTCCACAGATACTTTCTTTGTTTCTCCGATTTGAATGGCATTAGTTTTTTCTGTTTTAACTGCTTCGTTAGGTATTGTTACCTTAATAACATCATTAGGTATTTCTACTAATGGTTCTTTAATGTTAACTTTAACAATTTCTTGTTTTGGGTCACCTAATTGCTTCATTTTTTTTGGCTTAGACTTTACTTTAAAGTCTCCTTCCTGTTTAACAGGTTCATTTGTTTTAATTTCTGACATAATATAATATAATTAAATAATTAATAAAAATTTAAATCTGAGGACTAGGCTGAGCAGGTTGTGCTCCTTCTAGTTCAAAGTTTATAGGATCACTATCGTTTTTTCTTTGAGCGATCATTTTACTTTGTTGCGTACCTTCTAATTTTATACGCTTGTCTTTTCTATTTTCTATTTCTTGCTCTTTTTTACCAGTTGCCTCCATGTCCATTTGCTTTAACTGCATGTCGAACTGATGTTGTGTTTGCATTTTTTGCATTTCTAACTGAGAAGCTAACTGCATACGTTCTATCTCCATTTGATTAGTAGCTTTTTCAAATTGAACTTTAGAACCTGATATAGCTTCTTGCTTTTGTACTTCTGACATTGCTATTTTTTCAGCAGCACCAGCTTGAGCATCTGCTTGAGCTTGAGATTGCTCTAAGGCATTTTCTTGTTCTTGATTAGCTTTTCGTTTTCTTTTTATTTTAAGCATTTGATTAGCTAATTTAAGATTTTTAATTTGTCTTAAATCTATAGCATCTTCTAAATCAATACCGCCTGATTGTAATGCTACTTGAATATTTTGCTCTAATTGTTGTCGTTCTTCTTCATCTGGTTCTAATTCTAAGAATATACCAAAGTCATGCAAGTTTAGATTACTTATTTCTGTTAAAGTATTTACGTTATAATTAGATATACTATTAACTAAAGATTCCGCAGTTAAAGGAAATTCTAAAGCATCTGCTATTTTTAAAGCTATATTTTCTGCTGTTCTAAGAGTTATGTATAAGCTAGCTTGCTTAATATGTCTAGTTGCTACATTAGATGCGTTAGCCGCTATCTTTTGTAATCCTACTAACGTTTGTTTATCTGGTGTACTACCATCTCTAGCTTCGTTAAGACCAGTTACATCACGTATCATTTGTAAGTAATACTGATAAGTACTTATTAGTGCTTGTATTTTACCTTGCCCACTAGAGCTGTTTAATTCCTGTATAGGAATTTTACCAGGATTCATGTCGCCATCTTGAGTAAGTGATCTACCCACAATAGAACCAGTTTGGAAATACATATTTAATGCTTCTGCTGGATTATAGTTTGTGCCATTACCTAAGTCAACTTCAGCTAAGCCATCCATATCTAAATAAACACCGTCTGGTACCATTTTAGACATAACTTGTTGTAGCTTTAAATGAGTAAGTTGTATCATATCAGCAAAGCCAATACACTTACCTACAAGTGATTCTATTCTACCTTTGTACATTCTAGGAGCACAAATAGAATAATTCATTTCTACTTTAGTTGTGTCAGCTAAAGGTCTTGACATGTTCTCTGCCATTTCCCATTTTAAAATTGTATCTGTACCTAGTACTTTTGCGCCACTATATAATACTTCTATTGACCTAGATACTCTTTCAAAGTTATCACTTTCTGGTGGATTAAATGAATCATCTTTTTCTAAAGCTTTCATTAATCCTTGATCAGTTTGTTTTATTTTAAATACTTGATTTTGATAAGTCTTATAATCAAAATACATAACCTGTACTGTGTTCTCATCATAATCGCCCCAACCAGTTAGGTACTGTCTATTGCCGGGCATTTTTTGTATACGCTCTAATTCTTTATTACTAATATCTGGAAACTCTTTTTTAAGTTCAGCTATTGTTATAGACTTAACTTCGCCTACGTAGTATATATCTTCAAAGTTTGGATCTTCTGTATAAGAATAAACCATATAAGCAGGATCTACATAATCAACTGTAATTCCTTCTGCTGTATTAAAATTAGTTTTAGCAGCTGCAATACCACACACTGTTAAATCCATGTTTAACCTACGTCTTATAAGGTCGTATTTATTTTGAGCAAACACAGCTGATATAGCTTCTTCTTCTGCTATTTCTATACTTTGTTTATATGACAATTGCATGTGTAATTCTAACTCCTCTGGTGATTCTGGTAGACTAGCTGGATCAAGACTTTGGTATAAATCTATACCTAAACTATCTTTTAATCCTTCTAAAAAATCTCTAGCTATCATATCTTCTTGTATTTTAGAAGCATATTTAGTTCTAGCTTTTACTGACTCAGGATCTTGAGCGTAAGCTTTTATATCATAACTTTTTTGTGATATACCATTTACAACTATATCAACAAATTTAGATAAAATAGGAACTGGTTGCCAATCTAAATTAAGATAAGACAAATCACCATTGATAGATAATTCATCTTTATATTTTTGTACACTTTGTTCTCCACGAGCGTATAATCTTAATTGATGAAATTGATTCCAATTAGTTAAATATCTATTACCTGCAGTTCTTCCAGAACGAAACCATTCATATTCAATAGCCATAGCTACTTGACTTCCGTATTCAACACTTGCCTTTTCAGCATCACTCACTACTTGACTAGGGAAAGCACTATTGGTATTAGTATATATATTCATTAATTTATGATTTTTGATAAAGTTCCTTTGTTGTTGTATCTTTTTATACCTAGATCAACTGGTTTTAATTCAATTTTATTAACAGGTGCATATCTATGTTTATTACAAGCCATTAAAGCTAGTCCAGAACTAATAGATGCATCATGCGACGTTCTGTTATTTATATTAAATTGAGACCAATCTTCTAGCGTTCTTTGAAAATACATATCACCATATCCTGTTTCTTTTAAACCTACGTATGTTTCTATATATGTTTCGATAGCTGAAGCGTGCGCTTGTTTTATATCTTCACTAGAGTTAGGTATTCCACCAATCTCTCTTTCTGTAACAGATAGTTTATTTCTTTTTTTATCAGGTCTATTCATTGCAAAACCTCTGTAACCTCTACGTTTAAAATAATACAATAACCTAGGTTTGTTATTTTCTGCTAATATTGGCATACCGTAAAACACGCAAGCCATAAGTACATCTTCAAAAAATATCTCTGCTGTTTGTGGTCTAGCTATATATTCTAAAAAGAAATGATTAGGTGGAACTTCTTCCATACTAAATTTAGTTAAACCATGTAAAGATCCGTTAGAGCCTCTTTTATCTACTGTACCTGATATATCATATGGATCACATCCAAAAGCTCCGCAATGCTCATTTCCTGGATAACTAACTCCATTTTTTAAATATCTTTTATTTTGTAATTGCAATGGTGGAACCCATGTTATATGGAATCTACCTTGTTTACTTGGTGCAAATATTACTCTTGTATCTTTTTCTCCATTTTCCCATTGAAAATTTCCTTGTGTTACTGAGAGTGAATTTTTTAAATCCTCATTAAAATCTATTTGTTGATAGATCTTAGTTAGATTAAATAAAGATTGTTTTGATTCGTCTCTAAAAGCATGCTTAGTAGTACGTGGAAACTGTCTATAAAATTCATTTAAACCATCTTGGTCATCTTTAAGACCTTCTACCTCGTTGTCCCAGTATTCAATAACCCCAATTTTGATTGGCGTTCCATCAGGTCCACACACTTGTTTTGATGGGGTTTCGAAGACAGGATACCCATAAGAATCAATGTATCCTTCGTAATTCCATTCCATAGGTATGAACAAAGAATAGAGTCCTGAACGAGTTTGTCCATTTGCGTTTCTTTTGTTAACATCTGAGTCATCATATAATTTTTTAAAATTTCTACCTCCTTTATCTAAAGAATTTGAAGTTGATCCCATCATGCACTTTCCAATAATTCTTGATCCTAGCCTGAGGGTGGTTTTCGTAACCCTCCAGTTGTTTTGGATGTTGTTGGGCCTTTCCCATTTCCCCGACTCATCGTGGACGAGGAGCTTGAGTTTCTCCCCATCATAGGCGTTATCCCCGGTATTTTTCCAGTCGATGGTCGTGTCGAGCCCGGTGAGATCCTCGGCTTTGTCGGTCGAGGTAATACTTCTTCTGGTAAATTTACTGGCTGGGACTCTATAGGCAAGCTCGGTCTTTGGGCGGTCCATACCGTCCTGGATCGGTTTGAAAAAGAAGGGATAATTAACGGATATTGGTACGACCTTATCAGTGAACATCTTCTTAG